GTGACCGTACCGTGAAATCGGTCAATCTCTTCGTAGGTCTCTTCGCCAATTGGAAGCAGGCCCGCGTTGATCGAGTCGAGTACTTTCATCTTCGTGTTCTGTGCCCGCTGTCTGCGATCATCAGACCAATACACGTTGCGATTCGTTTCCCGTTTGAAGAACCCGGCAGTGATCGTCTCCTGTCCCAGTACCTGATCCTGCTGCGTGACTTTCGTCAAGTTGCGGTCGAGCCACTTGAGGCGATAGGCCGACAGACTCGGTTGCCCTTTGCCGCCTGCAATGCGCACTACGTCTTCGTTCGTCAAGGTGATATCAGCAGGTCGGTCGACTGCCCGGTTGTAGAAACTGACTTTTCCGCGTGCCGTGGTATACGGGGTATATCCGATTGCCTGTCCAATCAATTGGAGCGCCGCCCACGGCGTCAGGTCCGCGAACTGCACATTCGCATGCGGGATCGTCTGCCCGACGAGCGGCACCTCGTACTCTTCGTCCCCGAGTCCCTGTGCTCCGATGATGTCCTGCGCAGCAGCGGCGAGCAGTCCCCCCTGCTGAAATCTCGGCGAGGTGTACTTGCGCTTGCGCCACGGTCCTACCCCGTCGCGTACTCTCGCGGTGAAGTTGACCGCCCGGTTGCCGCGTTCCTCGTTGAAGTTGTTGACCTCTTCGATGACCCCAATGAACAACTGCGCCTCGGCCTCGACGATTTCAAGGACGTCGCCGGGTTTCGGTTGATTCACGAGAAACGATCCGGTCGAGTCCCACGTCATCGTAAGGGTTGCCTCGGTTGCCGTATGACTACCCTGCGTCATGAATGGGGCCACATCGAATCCGCCCGACGCGACACGATTGATCACGTCAACCATCGCGGTCGTCGCAGCCGGGAATACCGTTACCGTAACGCTACGCTGCCGATCTAGCGAAAATTTGCCAACGTCAAGACGCATAACTTCTCAACTGATACGTAATTGTGACCGGTAGGTCGCACCATCCCTGCAAGGACGTGTCGGTCAGAGTGATGTCGGTATTGCCGACTGTCAGACCGACGACTGCCACATCGAACCCGAGGGTCGTTGTGTAACTCGGCCACCATTGAACATAATCGACCTCGGGGTCGACCGGATTCTGAAATATCGTCATCAGCATGCGCAGCATCGACATCGGCATCGACAACCCGCCCGGTGCGGTCCACACCTCTGAGCAGCGCACGTCCTTGATGTTGCCGCCCCACAGGGTTGCCTGCCCACTCGACAGCGTCTGCGAGGTCTGCCACTGCGGACGAATAATTGCGTCCCCGTCCATGTTGATCCATTGCTCAGGCATGTACAGGTAGTCGAACGTACCGAGCGTCGGGTGTATCAGTCGCCCCCGACCTGTGCCTGCAGTGCCGACCGCGACAACCTCGATGTCCACATCAGCGACCACCGTCGAAGACGCTGCAATCGTGAATGCTGTGCTTGCTGTAAGTGTCGCCATTTAGAGATTCTCCGCAAACGCCTTCGTGATGTACCGGTTGCCATTCTCGTCAAGGGGCAACGCGTTCGTAGTATCGCGGGTCCAGATTACATTGCCCACATAACACGTCTGATCAGACGGTGCGTTGCCTTCCCAATCGCGGAAAATTCGCAATTCATCCGCACGGAATTGCCACCCTCGGCATGTCTTGATTACTTCGTTCGCCGTGAAGGATGTCAACGAACCACCACCGCCCGAGTCGCGATACTGTGCTGCGTCATTGTCGAGTTCCCATACGATCAAGTCGTCAATCCATAACCGCTGACTCGTACTCGGTCCAGACGTGCGATAGTTGCAGTAATATTGAATGAAGTGCCACGTGTCCACACTCGTGAGCACTGACGAGTGCGCCGCAAAATCATGCCGGGTATCGGTCACCGTTTCATTCGGCCACGCCAGCGAGTACCCCGTGTGCGTCGTACCGCCACCGTGCTTCAAACGTACCTCGACCACGATGTCATCGTCGGGATCAGTGAACTGCCAATATGAATCGCGAATCTGAAACAGGCGCAATCCATCGGTCGACGTACTGAAGTCGAATCCGGTCGGAAAATACACCCATGCCCCGACCCACAGGTGCCCCGCTTCCGGCACCGTCTGATCGGTCGACAAATCCATCACAAGATCGCCGCCGAATGCCGGGGAAACAATACCATCGTCACCGGACTCGATGCGCAGTTCCGCGCTCGATGTCTTCGCCGGTCGGGCAATGATCGTGTCACCGAATGCACCGTACCCCCCGGCCTGATCCCAGTGCACTTGCTCGTTTGGCAGGATCGCCGACAGGTCTGCGTTCGTCGTTTGATTATTGAAGTCGAGGTGCACAGTCGGCACCCATTGATTGCCGCTGCCCGATCCCTGTGCAACCGATCCGTCGAACCCTTCCTGCTGCTCAGTCGTGACCGTGATCGTCTCGGCCCCGCCTGTCGTCAGTCCGTCGTAGGCAGCAATCGCGTACCCTTCTCGATCCGTAGTCATCTCGACCGGTGCTACATCACCGACCCCTTCATCGGCCCAGTTGACGAGCGTTGATCCGATTCCTTCGCCTGCGTTGCCGATCACTCGCGTGAAGATGTTCACCTCGCGATTCGTCTGCACCTGCTTGTCCGTGATCGGGTCGATGATCGCGTACGCCGTCGGCACCGGACTGAACCCTCTGATCACAATGGTCGGGTTGCCATCGAGGTCCGGGTCAGTCTGATCTGCGATCAAGATGCGGTGGTTATACCGGTCGTACGACCACACCCGCTCGCCCACCCCGGCCCCGCGTGCCGTGTCGAAGTCGGGCAATTTACCGACCGCCATTACCTGCCCGGTCATGTAGTTAAATTGCGTCACGTTGTTGTTCCGCGAGAACGCATAGCCGAACGGGGGGTTCGCGTTTGCAATGTGCTCAATGTATCCGGCAGTCACGATCCTCGGCGTCAACAGTGCACCTGTCGATGCCTTGTAGGTCAGTATTGCCCCCTGACTCGCCGATTGTGACTGGAACGCAAAGATGTCGTTGATCGGGTCCCACAAGAACCCCTGCTGGTTCAGGGGATCGCCGTCCCAGTATCCTGTTGGCGGGAAGATCGTCGTGCCGGTCGCCGTGTAAAACCCGATATCCGGGTCGTCACTGATCGGAGTCTCGAACGAATAAATCGACAGGTTCCGCATGCACACGAGGTTGCCACCGAAGGTTTTCGATGCGTTGTCGTACGTGGTGTTCGGGAGTTCGTATATCTGCCTCGTCAACAAGTGAAACAGAACCGAGTTGCCGTGATTGAACCGGGCACAGAAATTGCCATCTTGCGCATCGAACAGGAAGAGCGGAAACCTAAAATAACAGGCATCAGTCGACGATCTGACGTCGCACATAAGTGCGATTGCAGCCCCACTCGGACACACTGTGTCGGGCACCCGGTGCACAAGGATACCGATCAGGTGATCGACGATCTCATCATTGCTGAGATCGAGAGGCAGAGTCGCGGATATTAGGGTCTCTCGAAAACTCATCAGTAAGTCAGGCTCGCTTGTATGGTGGGGTTGACACCGCCTGTGATCTCGGCCCGGTATTGTGTTGTCGCGATGCCGTCGTCATCGGTTGTTGTTTGATCGTCGAGCAAGTCCCCATTGCCTACCGTGATTGACCAGTCAATCAGACGCCCCGGTATGCCGACCCCCTGATCGTCGGTCAGGGTCGTGCTGATGTTGCTGATCGCCCCTGCCGTGACTGCCGGGTCTGCGACCGGGTTCGATAATGCGTTCGGTCCCATCTCGGTACTGTACACATACAAGATGCCCTGCCCCGCCGTGATACCGTCTTCCTCGTAGGTCATGAAGACGCCGAGTTTCGCTGAGTAATAGCACGCGTCGACCTGATGATCGAGTTCCCATCGTCCGGTGCCGTTCGGGTTCGGGAACACTTCGGTCTTCAGCACATAGTCATACGCAAGGATCAGCGGGTTCGTCGCGTCCCCCGTGTAGAAGTACAGCAGGTTGTCCCGCCCGAGACTAAAGACGTTCCTCGTCGTCGAGATAGTGAACGACGGGGTGAAGGTGTACTCGGTCGCGAACCCGGTGTCGTCTGCCGCGTCAAGATCAGCGCGTTGTATGTTCGAGCCGTTCATGCGATACCATCCGACCTTCGTGCGTAGATTCACGTCGATCATCGAGTTGATTGCCACATTCGGTTCGAGACCGCCAACGTGCTGATTCATCAGGTACGGATTCCCCGACGCATAGTGCACGAGGACCTTGTCCGTCAGTGCATCTTGCGCGATGCCGGTAAGGATGGTGAATGCAGAAGGCAGATAAGTGCGCAGCCGGGTGACACCGTCGAGGTTGCAAGTAATGAGTCCCGTGTTCCCGCACCCGGTCATGTTGCCGAAGGAATGACTACCAAACCATCCCATGTCGTCAAGCCATATACAGCTCTTCCCTGATTGGAATCCGGCAACGCCACCGAGGGTCGAATCCTCGGGGTCGAGGGTCATGTTGATCGGGCCTGCCATGACTTCGAGCGTCATACCGGAACCCCCACTTCGACGTCGACGTTGTGCCCGCCGACAGTGCCGGGGGTGTATCGCGCCCACGCCTTGCCGCCTGCATCAGTCTGATCGGTCAGCACCGTCAACGTGCCGTCACCGGTCAGGGTCCAATCGACCGAGACGTTTGCCGCTCCGGTGTAGATCAGCAGCGAAGTCGCATCGGTTTGAACCGTCGAAGGATGCGCGACGAGGGTGTTGTCGTTGCCCGGTGCAACCGGTGTCGTGTCGAAGAAAAGCGGATCGTCGCCATCGGTTGCGAGCGAATACCAGTCATGCTCGATGCTGACCGTTGATTCCGATCCGGTACCGACCCATCCCGCCGCCGTCCACGTGCTGTCAGTTGTCTCAACCTGCCAGTTCGGGGGGGTCGTACCGAATTCCCACACCCGTCCCTTCAGACTGTCGCCTATGACTCGGAACTGTAACCAATACCACGTGTTGATCAGGAAGTCGGCAGGGGTCGTCAACGGATCGAGAAAGGCGATATTGGTACTCGTGCCCGCTGTCTGCTCAGCAATATAGAGACTTGGAGTGCCCAACTGACTGCAGCGAATGTAGTACCCGTTCTCGTTTCCTGTCGTGCCCGAGGCCCGGCACCACAAGGTGACGAACCGAGTACCCGGTGTTTCAATCGGTTTAAATAAAAACAGTTGATCCGTATCCGTCAAGTCGTCCTTGCCCTCGGCCCGGATGAACCGCATCAGTTTTGAATCCCCCAAAGGGTCCTCGGCCCGCATGATGTAGTCGCCGACGTTGTTGTTGCTCACCGCGAATAGAATCGGGGCTTGAGTGCTGTAGGCCCTGAACTCGTTCACCCATTCGGGGGGTGTCTGCCCCTCGAAGATCGCGCCGCCGTATTCTGTTGTCCATATCCCCATGCGTTACCTCGTCGCCATGATTCGCCCGAACTCGCGTTCGAGGAAGTCACGCATCGTCAGACCCAAAGTCGCCTCGTTGACTTCGAGCGTCATGCGTCCACGTTCTGCCGTCGCCGCATTCTGTATGCCTTGACTGCCTGCTCCGGCCTGCGATTCGAGCGGAGTCGTGCCGACGAACCCACCGTCGGCGAATGCCGTGCGCCGGGGTCGCGTGATCGACAACTTGCGATTGCTACGGGCAGGTTTCGGGAACACGCCCCGGTTGATTGCTTCCATCAGTTGTACGCCGTACTTGTCAACCGCCGCCGCCTTGATCACATACTCGCCCGCCGACAGCATTGCCGGGATCGAATCGGACACCTTCGTGCCGGGTCCGCGTAGCTTGCCGCCCCCGGTTGCCACCTTCAGCACCCCGCCGCCCTTCGCGGCCCGGTAGACGTTGCCACTCGGATGTGCCGTGAGCGTCCCTCTGCGCCGCTGTGCGAGGTTTTGCAATGTGGGCATGGCAAGGCCCGCCATATACCCCCCGCGTGCAGCGTGCGCGATATAACCGCCTCTCGCTGCAATTAAGCCACCCCCCGAACCAAGCAGACTGCCAAGCACCGATTCACCACCGAACAGGGACGTCAGCAGTTTCTGCGCGAGTTTCTCTGCGATCAGTCGCTTGACCCGGTCGCCGATGCTTTGCAGCATCTGCGTGAATGCCTCATTGATGTCATCCGTGCCCTGTAGTATCTCTTCGAAAAAGTCCGCGAGTGCCCCTTCGGTTGCGGTCAGTACCTGTGACTCGAACACGCTGATCGTGGTCGTCAGGTCTTTCACCTTGCCGTCAATCAGTTCAATCATCGCGATCAGTGCTTCGGCCTCGGGGCCTTCCCCGGCAACCGCTAGGGCCTCGACAAGTGCCTGTCGCAGTGCGTTATACGATGCGATTGCCTGATCGTTCGCGGCCCTGACCTTGTCGGCAAATTCCTGCGGTGAGATTTCATCGGAATCGAGTAGCGCCTTCAGGCGAATCAGTTCAGCCTGCAACACCGTGCTGATGTTCGTGACCTGACTCTGAAACCCTTCGACCGCACTCTCGGCAAGTCTCGCCCCGGCCTCGAAGGTATCGGTCTGCGCATTGAGTACTGTGACTGCGATGTCTGCCCCGATCTTTTGCTGCGCGGTCACGAGGGCAACTTCTGCTGCTGCAATCTGATCGGACAGGTCCTTGCTCGTGTCCGCTGCTGCCTTCGCTTTTAAGTTGGCAATCTTCGCTTCGCCTTCTGCCGTCACTGCATCGAGACGCTTGCGAAGACCTTCGAGGTCAGCCTGCAGTTGCGCGTCAATACGCCCTCGTTCTCGTTCTGCAAACTCTTCGCCGGTAATATCCCCGGCAGCGAGTGCCGCCCGATCTCGTGCCGCCTGCTGCCGATTGATCGCCTGCTGAAGTCGCGAGCGTGCGGCTGTCTGTGCCTGTATCTGCTTAGTCAGTGACCGGGCAATCGAGAGTTCCTCGGCAGCGATCCGCAGATTTTCCGTGGTCAGGTCCTGCTTCCGTTTTTCCGCGTCGGCCTGCCGTTCAATCTCGTCGGCTTGATCTGATGCCGCCTCCACACGACGTTGCAGCACCCCTTGTGCTGTACGCAGTATCGTGACCTCGTCATTTATTTCAGCAATACGTTCTCGTGCGAGGTCCCGCTCTTCGGTCGCCAGTCGAATACGTTCTTTCTGATCCCGTCGCGCTTTACGATTTGCGATGCCGCCCTTGATTGCCGGGTCTTCGACTGCCTGAATCGACACCTCGCGCAGGGTTTCGGCCTCGGCGATTAGCTCAGCAATTGCGTCCTCGGTTTCTTTGAGATCATCTTGATATTGCTTGAGATTTTCGGGATTGATCTCGGCATCGCTAATCGTTTCGATCTTGTCAGTGAACTCGGCGATCAGTTCTTCGGTGTCTTTGATGTCAGCATTCAACCCTGCGAGGTCTTCCTTCAGGCGTGCGATTGACCTGTTCGCACTTCGCCGTCCCTGCCCTCGTGCACTGCCGAGTCTGTCAATTTCTTCTTGCGCTTCTCTCGCCGCTGCCTTCAATTCTCGAAGCGTCTGCTGCGCTTCACTCAGTGCCCGCACTTGTCCGACGTCATCGAGGTCATTGAAGGTCTGTTTCAGTCGTTCGTTCGCATCGGCGAGGTCTTCAACGTCCTCTTCTGCTGCTGCCGCGCTCCCGGCGAATAGCGCGAGCGCCGTGACCACGAGACCGAGAATCGGTACTGCAAATCGCAACGCCAACCCGAACCCGCGCATTGCTGTCGCTGCAACTCCGGTCGTCAGTCCGAGTTGCGTCATCTTCGCGGTCACGATGCCGATGCTGCCCTGAACGAAGATAAGACCTCGACCCACGAGTGCCAGCGACACCGCGAGCGTGCCAAGTGCCGTCGCCGCAAGACCGAGGGTCGCAGTGAATGCCGTTACGAAACGCACGACCGGGGACTGTTCGAGCAGGGTTGTGAATCCCGCTGCCAGTTCACCGACCGCAACTACAATCGGTTGAATCGCCGGGACCACGAGATCGCCGAGTGCCTCGAATGCGTTGCCCGTGCGGGTCACCGCCTGTTCGAGACTCGTGCCGAATGCTTCCTCGACTTCTGCCGCTGCCGCTGCTGCGTCACCGGATGCGTTGACCTGATCTTCGAGTTGTTTCCTGAACTCGTCGAGTTGCGGACCGGTCAACCCGAGTACCGCACCCACGCCCTCGATACTGCCAAGCAATTTATTCAGCACGCCGACGTTGCCGTTTGCCGCCTTGCGTACGATATCGAATGCCTTCGCGAGACCCTGCTCTGCGATGACCTTCTGCGCCCCGCCGAGGTCCTCGAAGATTTCGTTCAGTTCCGGGGTGTCACGGACGATGCCATTGATCGCCGATCTGATCTGCGTGAATGCGACACGGGTCGGTACACCTTGCTTCGTCAGGGTGACGAGTGCTGCGTTCAGTTCCTCGAAGCGAACCCCGAGTTGTGATGCGACCGGTGCAGCCTGAAACAAGAACCGCGACAGTTCGTCAATCGTGGTTCGACCATTCTTAACCGTGACGAACAACTTGTCGGCGACAGTCTCTGCTTCTTCGGCACTAAACCCGAACGAGTTCATCACTGTCGACAGTCCGTCGACCGCTGCTGACACTGAAGTCACACCACCGCGTGCGGTGATCAGCGCAACTCGCAATATCTCGTTCGCTTCCGCGCCCGCTGCTGCGCCTGATGAAATTGCCTGATACAAGCCTCGGGCCACCTCACCGCGTGCCTGCCCGAACTCGTTCGACAACTCGATGATCGTCTGCCGCAGTTCTTCAGTGCTCTGTACCGCGTCATCGACAAGGGTGCCGACCTCGGCGACTTCAGTCGAGAACTGTGCCGTCGAGCGTAGACCGATCAGGAAGGGTGCCGCGATTGCTGCGCCGAGACCCGCGATTGCGAGTCCTGCGTTGCGGACGGTGTCTAGTTGTGCGTTTGCTTTTTCGGTCGCGGACTTGATGTCCGTGATTTCTTTTTCGAGCCGGTCGTATTCCTTGCGGACGTCCTTCGTATCTTGACCGTTGAGTGCTTCCGCTTCATCGTTGACCGCATCGAGTTCCGTGCGGATCGTTTTCAGACCCTTCGTCAATTCGTCCTTGAGACGAATAAGTACGTCGATGCGTGATTCAGCCATTGTCGTCGAGTTCCTTTAGCAGTGCCGTGAACGCTTTTTTATCACCCCATACTGCCGCTCGAATGCCGACCATGAACTGTGACTGCTCTCTACCGAGACGATTCTCCGCTAGTTGTGTGAGTGCCAACAACCGGCGCAACGGTAGCTTGAACACTTTGTCAAGGTCGTGTCCGCTCGCAACTAAGAGTTCTGCGCCCTCTGCAAGGCCGCTGAGCCAGTCGGCAAGCCTTGCTTCAGAACTTCGAGGTTCTCGGCGTTGAGTCTGCTGACGCCTTCTAGCAGACTCGTTGCTAACTTTCCCACCGTCTCAACATCCAGACTCGACAGTTCCCAAATTTCCTGAATCGCACGCAGTTGCACGCCCACCGGCACCTTCATGATCTCGTCTTCAAGATCATGTTCGCCTGATGCGTATGCAATCGCGGCTGCGATAAAGTTCGGAAATTCTTTGATCAGCTTGCTGAAGTCGGTGTCGCCACCGCCCGCGCCGCCGAACACTCGAATGAGTGCGTCTTTGTGGTTCTCTAGCAACAGTACCAAGTCTTCGAGGGACAACCCCCGGACCTCAAACTCTACCCCGCTCTTCGCATCTTTGATGACCGCTTTGCGGTCGACTAAGTCTCGCAAACTCATACCCTGTTCCCTCTTCTCACTACTTCGCTAAATGCAAAGGGGCAGAGTCCAATTGATTGGACCGTGCCCCCCTGCCGTTACTCGTTTATGTCACCGTCGGCGAATGCCTGATAGTGAAGAACTTCGAGCCGGTTGATCTCGTTGCGTCGGATAGTGCCGTCGCCTCGACTGCCATCTGACTGATCTCGTCGTTGATCAGTGCCAGTTCTGCCAACGGGGTGATATCCATCTTGTAGACATCGACCACAACCGGGTTGTCCGAGTCGACCGTATTCAGTCCGTGGAATCGTGCCCATCGCTGCGGGTTCGAGGCAACCGTCAGTGCGTCGACAGTTTCCTGAATCGCGTAGGCATAGTCCCACTCGACCGCCTGTGTGTCGGTGATCGTACCCGTCGATAGCGTACGGAATGCGCCCGCTGCTGCGTCGAGTTCGTAGTCAGTGTCGAGGGTGTAGGTCACGATGCCACCCGTATTCGTCAACACAAACGTCGAGACGTTGATGTGTTCGAGCGGGGTCCACAAGTCGTGATAGGCCACACCTGCGACGTCGGTCACCGAACTCGCAGTGACGTCCGCTGCTGTGCCTTTCAGCGCAATCGCGAGGTTCTCACTGATCAGTGATTCCATCGTCATAGATACGGCAACGTTGATCTCGGTCACGAGCGTGATGTCAACGGCGCGAACGCCTGACTGCGACTCTTTGTGCTCGAACTCCGTGACCTCGTTACCGATGGTCAGTGCCGATACGTTACCGACTGCGCGGAACCCTGAGTTCGGTTCGCCTGTCGTTCCGTCTTTCGTCGCCAGCAACAGCACACCCTGACCGGAGAGATAGTTGCTGCTTTCTTGAGCAGTAGTCATGATGCAATTCTCCTAAAAGTTTAATCTCAACTGATCAGCAGTGACTGACCCTTAGTCCTCTTCCTCGTCTTAATCCTCGCTGCCCTTGTCGGGCATCTCTGCTACTGCCTCGCTTTTCTCGTCACGTACGCCCACCTTTTCAGCGAAACCCTGCGCAATCATTCGTGCCGCTCGCTCCGGGTTCGTGGTGATGATGTCGCCCTTCACCACGGGTTGCCCCGCATGTGTGTGGTGCTCGATCAGCATCTTCAACTCCACCTGTAAGGCCATACACTAATTCTCCAATTGATTGGCATCGTAGAACCTCCGGGTCGCTACGTCAGCCCGACGTCGCAACGCCATCGCTGCACATACGAGATAGATTGATCGTCAAAAAATACAGGTTGCTCAACAACGAACGACCATACTCGTGTTTGTGACCTGCGCTCCGCAATGCCGCTCGCCGGTTGCGGCAGGGTCTGCTGAATCGCTTGTCGTATCTGTTCGAGGAACCCGGTCGTAGTGATCTTGATGCCGGTTGCCTGCGAGATTTTCTCGACACACTGCTGCCCGCCGAGTATGTAAATGTCCATCGTCACCGTCGCGAGCAGACCGTGTGGGCCTTGCTTGCGGTCGCCGATCTTGCCGGTCATGTTGTTGTACACGATGCCGATTGCAGGCAAGCCGATCTTCTCGGATTCAGTCAGCAAGTCATCGCCGTCGTACATGTAGATGACGCGCTTCTCGATTGCGCTGATCGTTTCGAGTTTTGTCGTCAGGTCTGCGACGAGGTCCGTTATCAAGTCTGGCATCAGGTCTTGCCTCGAAGTATCTCTTCAATGCGCTGATGAATAACATCTTCAGCGAACTGCACATCATCCCCACCGAACCCGAGAAACACTCGCGCCGGTAATCCGTCTTCGCCCTTCTGCAATCTGCTCGCGTAGGGTATGTCGGTGCCGATGTTAATCTCGCCTCCGGACGCTTCCCCGAGTTGTATCGAGTGAAACAATGCCCCGGTCTCGAACAAGGTGCCGGTGCCGCTATACCCTTTGCCATCTCTGTAAGTCTTGCCGCCCGCCTTCCGAATCTGCCCCGCAATCGACGGTTCCCACTCCACGCCGTCCGGGTCTGTCTCTGCGAGGAACCGAGTCCTGATGCGGTTCAGCAGCGCCGAACCAACCTGCTCCGCGAGCCGGTTCAGGCCGGGACCCTTGACCTCTTCCTCGATTGCGGTGATAGCCGCGACTAGCTCACGGAATCCTGTCGCGGTGACCTCGAAGGTATCGCCCATATCAGGACATCGGCTTGAGCGCCGACGGCATGAACCGGATATACCGATTCACGAGCGACTCAATCGAGCACGGGCACCCCTGCGGGTTCTTATTGTCGTCCTTGCACGCTTTGCCAGTATCGAAAATCGACTTCGCAAGGATCATTGCCGCTTCGGTCAGCCAGTCCGGTGTGTTTTCGTAGATCGTGCCGTAGGCATCGGACTTCGAGGTGAACCCTGCGGTGTAGGTGATATCCGCGAAGTACCGGTCACTCAACGCAGGCGACGGCACCGAAATGCTCGTCACGTCTGTGCCGGATACCAGCAACGACCCCTTCGTTTGATCGAGCACGAAGTATGCCGCATCGGTATTTGACGCTGCCGCGAGGTCTGCCAGTGTGGACGCGATACGCATCGCGATGCCCGAGGTTGCAGTTGTCACAAACCCCTGCGACAGGAAGAACCGGGGGAACTCCCCGACAAACGGCAACTCGCCCGTGTCGACATAGTATTGATCCGTCGGGGTTTGTTCATCGAAAGTCGTGCGCAGGATTGAGACGAGGTGCGTTGTCGCCGCCTCGATTGACGCCTGTGCTTTTGCGGTTACATCGTCAGCGAGATCGTCAACATCACCGAGGCCCGCTCGAATCGCAAAGTCTTCAACCGAGACAAACTTTGTCGCCATACGTCCCCCGCTATAATGTTACTGCGTCGCCTTCCTCGTCTTCGGACATGTCGTCGAGATTCAGTTTCTCGTCGGCAGCGTCGTCAGCGGCAGGTTCAGCAGCAGGTTTAGCCGGGGCAGCATCTGCTGCGGGTTTGGCAGGTGTTGATTCAGGTTGAGGTACGCCGCCCTTTTCGTGCCGCTTCGTCGCGGGCACATGCGCCGGGGTCTCTTCATTCACCATGCGGAAGTAGGGAATGTCGCGTTCGCTACGCTGTGCAAGCAGGTGATTGCCGATGCCGTCTGCCACCGTGTACGCAAGACGTTTACCCGTTGCGTCAACTTTCTGGTACACCTTGCCCTGACATAGGTAGGTACTGCTTAACACTAACTCGATTTTCATCTCTCTATTCTCCCGTCATAAAAACGACTACTCGCATTGCAGAAAAACCGGGGGGATCAAGCCCCCCCGGATTTCCGGCAGATTACCCGATGACTGCACAATCGGCCACTGCAACATTGCCGTGAATCACTACGCTCACGGTGCTAGTTGTGGCCCAGTCCACGAGGCCCGTGTTGTCGACGGTCACGAGGTTCAGCGTGCGGTCGAGAATGATGTCCCCGTCCCACGCTTCCGATGCGCCCGTCGCAGTCGTGCTCACCGTTACCGAAGCACCGGTCGGCTCGAAGTTGCACGGGATCACAACCACCCCTGCCGTCACTTCTGCCGCACTCGGCACAAGGGTTACAACGTGGTTGACGTTCGCGTTCGCGCTCGAACCGCCTGCGGTGGCTGCCGGTAGCAATGTCGCATTCGTCAGGCCCGCGTCATCGACCACAACACCACGTGCGCCGCCAACCGTCGAAATCAGGAACCCGGTTGTGTCGTCGTAGTTGATAAACCGCCATTGACGCTGCGTCATCTTCGTCAGAACCCCGGTCAACTGATTGCCCACCCCGAACACATTCGTCGCGATGAAATTCGAGTCGAACGGACCACGCGCTGAGTCATTACCGATGATCGCTGCCAGTGCATCGAGACCCGCCACCGCTGTGACCGCAATAGTCGGGACAGTGATCGTGTCTGCAGTCAGTGCCGTTGCTTCCTTCACCTCGATAGCAGTCGTGCCGGTCGCGTGCGCTGCGATGGTCGAACCCATGACACCGCGATAAAACGTCACATCGTTGTCATCAGTGGCGTTGATCACCACCGCCGTCACAATGGCAAGCTCAGACTCGACTGCGACATAGTCACCCACAGCGAACTGGTAGTCGCCCGCGCCGTCGATTGCAGTCTGTGTGATGACTTCGTCGGTGTTGTTCCAAAAAGTCAGAACGTCTACCGTCGAGTCGGTGGATATGTCGACAATCTCGTAGATGTCGAGACCTTCCTCGGGGGCAGTGTTGTCGCCAATCTCGACAGTGTCGCGATCAACGAATACGCCGGTCGTCAACAGGGTCGACATATCGGGTCGACCGTTGCCTACCGCCTGACCCGCGACCATGTGGCCCGCGCCTTTGTTCGTGTGTACATCGAGGTGTTGGAATGGATTTGATGTCGTCATTTTCAGGTGCTCCTATTTAACGCCCTTTTGCTTACCGGGGTACCACCCCCGGCACATTTTTCGTCCAATCAATTGGACAGGACCGAAGATCAGTCTTTAGTGTTCGAGATACTGTCGACTGTTCTAGATTACTTTTACTGCTGAGGCGCGTTCCTACAGACAACGGTGTACGTAATTTTCCCGCCACCGCTGCCGCGATCATCAGCATCGTCGCCGCCGCCCCGCTGTTTTCCAGCGCCCTTGACCTTATACGAACTCTCCCAATCCTGTGTTACATAGGTGGTGTTGTTCGAATCCACCATGACACAGTTGATCCCGGTCTCAGCGCCCGAGGAAAAGAAGGATTCCGTAAAGGGAATGCTGTCACCAGAGTATTTGACCGTGACCGTGGTTGTCCCCTGACCCGTTCCATCATTGAGCTGGGTGATCGAATTTTCACAATTGGCAAAGAACGTTTCAGCATCGTCGTTACCGCCCTGCAGACCTACTGGCAGGACAAAGTGGCAGAAGCCACCTGTAGTTTCAAAACGCTGGTCAGCATGGCTGGTCAGGACGAATAGTGCGGATAGTGCAAGTAGTGCAGTTAACAGGGTTTTCATAACTTTCTCGTAAATAGTTGATACTTTTCACTTACTAACCCCCGGTAAAGCATCAACATGACACGCTACCGGGGGGTATTCAAGGCTGAGCTACTAGCCCATATTTATGTACTTGACGACAGCCTCTTCCTCTTCATATTTGAAGTCCATCCGCATGGTGAGAACGATAATGTACACCCGGCTAGTGATGTCTTTGTCGGTCTCGATGTGGATGTCCCTCTGAATGCCAAAGATCATGTTCAGCGGGTTTGTCGATAGACCGTTGACCGCAGGCATCAGTGATGCAGCGTCGACCGGCACACCGAATCCGAAGACCGGCGAGGTCCCCTGAATCTGTGCGTCGCCAAGTGCTGTCTCACGATTTGCCAGCGAATCGCGGTATGCGATCTCGTTATCAACCGACACAAAGTGCCGCATCGCTGCACGGTTCCGCAGGTACTGATCAGGCATCGCCTGCAGTCCTTGCTTCCACGTGTCCTTGCTGATGCTTGCCCCAGCGAGGTCGACCACATTCGTGGTTGATTGGATCAGCCAACCATCGAGCAGTGCAAGGTACGAGTCACCGGAACCGGTATCACCCAACAAGGCCAACTCTTCGAGGTCGAGTGCTGCACGTTCGGCGATCAACGTCATGATGGTATCGCGGATACCACCCGAGGTCGGGGTGCCGTTTGTGTCAGTCATCGCGCCGATGTTGCCGCGCTCGATGTTGTCCTCGATGACGTCGTAGGGCAACCGCACTTCGGCGATCACTTCCTTCGTGGTCAACAGGACCTGCTCGGTCGTCGGTGCAGAACGATCACCCGAAGACAACGGGGTGTTCGATACGGCAGGTTTCAAGATTCGGCTTGCGAACTGAATCTTGTTGATCTGCCGCTGCGGGCTAGACATGGTTACCGTGCGGGCCTGATTCAAAATTGTCGGCTGTACGAGTAACTTACGGATGAACTGGTTCGCCTGTTCGTCGTTCAGCTTGCCCCCGGTTGTTTCGAGGTCGCCGACGCTCCAGTCCGCTTTTTGCATGAGTTCCTGATTGTTCATGATTGCTCCAAAGATTTCAGGGGTTAGTCAATGATTCCGCGTGCGGACGATCTACTCGCCGGTACCGAAGTCGCCGACAATTCGATCTAGTGCCGTGCCGCCCCACGTTCTCTCGTCAGTGTTCTCACCTTTCTGACGAGCACGAGTCCCGAGGGATTCGTCACGAACGCGGTCGCCCGCGTCACTATTTGACGGAACAGTTCTTTTCACCGCCTTCTGTGCCCGGTCTGCAATCGCCGCCGTCGTGTTGACCTTCTCGGTCAAGTCGGCCTGTTTCGATTTAAGATCAGATACTTCAGACTTCACGCTGCTAATAGCCTCTAAAACTTCGGACTTGAACGCGGTCAACAACCCCGCAATGCCCTCTGCTTCACTCGTTTCACTTTTCTCGGTCGTGCCTTCCGGCGCGGTCGATTCTGCTGCGGGAGCGGCACCGGCTGCGGCACCGGCTGCGACACCGGCAGGTCGAGATGACCACGGATCAGGCGCAACATCGAGGTCTTCGATGTGCACGCCTTTCAACTTCTGCTTCTCTTCATCGGACAGACCAGCAGTCGGGTCTGTTTTCGCTGCCGGTGCCGCTGTCTCTGCCGGTTTAGTGTCCTCGGCTGCGGGTTGTTTACCCTCTGCTTGTGCAGCAGCAGCAGCAGCGTCATCAGCGGCAGGTTTATCTTCCGACGCGGGTGCGGCATCCGGTTCAGCGTCCGCAGGATCACCCTCTGTGGCGGCGGCCTGCTCGGTCGCGGTCGATTCGGTCGCGGTCGATTCGGCTGCGTCATCTGCCGCTTTGTCGCCTTCGCCCTTCTCGACAAACCCTTCGAGATTCAAACCTTCCAGCTTGAATGCCATCGTCGGCAGGTTGTTGGCGAGGTCGAGGATCGCCGTCTTGTACTTGTCGATGTTCGACTCGATGCGGTCTTTCGCATCGTCCGGGTCCTCGGCAGTACGCAGCACCTGAATCACCGTATCCATCAATGCGTCAGTGGCTATTGACATGCCGGGAAGAAAACCGAGTGCCATGTTCTCGTCGAAATCGTCGCTTGAGATGTACGGATCGAATGCCTTCGTGACCTGCTCGGGCACGTTAATGAATAACCCGCCAATCTCGCCAAGTTTGATTGCCGTAACACCGTCCTCGGTGAAGTGTTCCTGCTTCAGGATCACAACGTCGTCGTCTTCCGACCGGTCGTCGATCTTGAGACCGAGTTCCTTGATCTGCGGTGCGAAGTGTTCCTCGTGTTGTTTCTGCAGGACGACCCCCACTAGGGTGCAGCCTTTCGGCGCAGCGCCGTCACGCTTGAACATTGTCTTGAGATGAATCATTAGACCTGCCTCCATTTCGGGGTCGTCGGATTTTGTGAGTCTGAACGGAATACGTGACGCGGGCCTTGCCACAAGAGAGATGTAGTTCACGTCAGCGTCGACCATCGCGTTCGCTTTTGCTTTGATCTTTCGTGTCATGCTGCTCGCTCCGATACGATTTGCATCAGTTCGGCAATGCTGTACCGATGCGTATGCCCGTTAGTCTCTTCCGTCACTGTGCCTCTGAGAATCGAGTGCCGATGTCCGTCGACTAGCGACGTCTTGCCTCCGACAAAATTCCCCTCACCGTCGAACCGGACCTCGAACTTGTGTACGTGTCCATCGACGTCACTCGTGTCCCCTTTTAGCACCTCCGGTATCTCTAGCTCGACAATTCTTTCATCGAGGTGTACCAGTGCTTCTATCGAGAACCCGTTGATCTCGCCGTCCTTGATCTTCAGCCACATGTCGTCGTCGGGGACGTGCATCCCGATGACCCATGATTCAGAGATGAAAACCGGATCGTCTGCTCGCGCTATGAACGACTCGACAATCATCGACCCGTTCAACTCGTTGTCGTGGTTCGTGTCAATAGCTTCAAGGATGCCCTTCGACATGAACCTGTGCGCCATCTTGCGCACCTCAACCGGTGTCATAAATTCGCCATGCACATCAGGCACGTTCGGTGCGTACACCTCGCCGTAGACGATTTGAAGTTCGTCGTCAGTTTTGCGAATCCGGCATTCAGTTGTCGTCATGAGAGGGGAGCGTAGAACCTCCATTTCTTACTGGCAAACAATTGGACGGCACAAAAAAAAGCACCCATGAGGGTGCTTAAGGGGACTGGGGTCCAATCAATTGGAGACTTATCGCTTGAAGAGATTCTTCAGTCGCTCGAACAGGTCCGACTTTTTGCGGTTCTCCCACTGTGAATTGCAGAAAGCGAACCGCTGATCCTGACTCGGAAAGTCTGACCGGGCCTCGGGGTTCGCCATGCAGCGCGACAGGAAGTCCTTCTTCGATTCACCGTCTCGTGGGCTAGGCATTGAGCACCGCCGATGCCGTTCGTAATTCGGCGACGCGTTTCATGTTGAGCGTTTCTTCGATAAGGGGGTCTTCAGGCAGACCCGCTTCGAGCGATGCGATGTACACTTCCTCGGGAGTCATCGCTTCAGCCTGATCGGCCTCGGCATCCGTGAAGTCACTGTAATGCTCTGCCGGGATCAGTTCGCCGTTCGCGTAGGTCAGCAGTTCCTCGGACACGGACGAGCGCACGCCCTGTGCCGGTTGCGTGTCGATCTTTTTCTGTTTTTTCATGGTGTTCCGATCCCTGCCGGTAGATTGTTACCACCGACGAACCGGGGGAGTGCTCCGGGTTCGACTTGATTATCCCATAGACCCCATCGAGTGAACAGGTGCTTCAGTGCGTCGAATGCGTCCTCGTTGTCGAGGTTCTGCAGGATGATGTCAATCGGCACATACCGCAGTTCCTCGCCCTTCTCGATAGCACGAAACACTGACCTGAATGCTGCTTCCTGTCGCGGCAGGTGCATGTAGTATCCCTCGACCGTGTAGCCTGCTTCGGTATACGCACCGACCGTGCGTGTTGCTTTATCAATCCCGCCCATCGTGGTATCGAGCACGACGTTGATGCGCCGCTGTCGTGCGATCTTCTCGATTCGTTTCAATAGATAGGACCCCTCGACGTGCACCTGTCCTGCGTTCCATCCTTCGTATTCGGGCAGCAATCCCTTGATCTCGTCCGAGTTGAGCACGACTTTGTTGCTAAGATCGACCGGTGCCCCCTTGCCTTTCTTGTCGGTGCCCTTTGTCAGGAAGGTCTTGCCGGAACCGCCGCGCCCGCCGAGGATCGTCATTACCGGGGCCTCGCCTTCAAGTGCGGTCGCCCTCGCGATCACGTCCTCATTCAATACATCGTCGATGATCTTATTGTGCAGTTTCACCCGCTCAGGTAGCCAATTGCCCTCGCTGTCTTGCCACGTCTTGTGCGTCGAGGTGCGTTTCTTCAGCCGCGTTTCGTAGTCGCGAATCACACCGGCAACACTCGGATCGTGCCGTGCGAGCACATCGTCCGGGGTGACCCCCGGCACGAAGAACCGGTCACGGTATTCGGCTGCGCTGCCGGTGAACGGCAACTCGTGCGGGTCGAGTACCCCGATCTCGTCCGGAGATACATTCGGCAACGGGGCCTCGCGAACGTCGCCGAGTTCCGGTTGCGTCGGCAACTTTTCCTCCAGCGACCCGGCAGGTACGAGCACCCCCCGGCACAAGGGGTGATACGGGGGAGTGTCCCACCCGTTCTGCTGTAGGCGCGAGTTTGACATCTGTGCCAGCAACTTGACTGACTTGCGGTCTTGCTTCGGCCACGGTGCGATGCTCTTCAACTCATTCATGTCGGTGACCGACATCTGTGTCTCTAGCTTCGTCTGTGCCGGTCTGACCGCGAACTTCCTGCCGTGCATGGTGCGACACACCGGGCAGGTACGCGAGTCGAGTTGTTCGCTGACCTGATAGAACTTGATGCCTCTGAAGTTCGCCTCTTGCGTGAATCCCCACGCACTCAGACGCGACGTGTGCAATGACGAGCCGATGTCGATGAACGCCTTCCCGTTGCCCCGAACACTTGACGTGAAGCGTTTGACAAACCCTGATGTGCTGTTCTTGCGTACCTGCTCGTCTGCTTTGATCGCCTCTTCCTGCTGCGCAGCCCGTTCCTCGGTGATCAGTTTCTGCGCTTCCCGGCAGACGTCCTCGGTCGCCGTCCCGCCTAGCATGTCGACCATCGCCTCGGATGCCCGTGTGACTTCCTCGGGTTGCTTCGCGCCTTCGTCAACGAAGACCGTGCTGCGGGGATTACCTCGGGTCAGTCGGGACGCGCCGAAGATCGTCGCCTGCATGCCGATGAACTCGGTGAACCGCTGATTGTGAGTCGCTGCGGGTGCCATGCTGAGACCATCGCAGTTGTCGATTGCAGTTTCGAAGTCGCCCCGGTTGACCGCTGCGAGAATTGTCCGCATCGCGTCATTTGAGTCGCGCTCCCACTGTTTCAGGATGCGATTCGAGAGAGACTTCTCAAGAACTAGGAATGATTCAACTGCCGTAGTCATCGGTGTGCTCGTGCGCGTGTATCAACGCTGCCGCACCGACAAGTTCGACCCCGCCTTCGAAATCGTAATCGAGCGCCCCCATCAGGCGCATCGCTGCGTACGCATCGAACTGCGCCCGCGTCTGCGGGTCCATGCGTCGCACAACTTCCTCGATCATCTTCGTCGAGTCGGGGGTTGTAGTCGACGGGTCGAGAACCGATGCACACCACGCGTTGACGAGTCCCATCATGTCGAAGGTGTCCATCTTCGCGGTTTGCTCGGCCTTCGATGCGGGTGATGCAGCAGGTGCCCCCGGTGCTGGTGGTTTGCCGGGGGTTGCACCGGGTTCTGCCACCGATACCGGTACCCCCGGTTGACCATTACCAGTACCGGGGACTACGACCGGGTTGTCAGGTTCGTCGTCTGCATCGTCGTCTGCATCCTCGTCTACTTTCAACGATAATCCGGTGACCTCGTTGACGGCCATCACACGTTGCTCGGCAGTCAGATCAGTCGCCACGATGCCGATTGCTTCAAGTTGTACCGCGACATCATTGACCGTTAACGGCATCGATCTGTACGCATATTCGCCGCTCTCGTCGAGTTCGCGCATGATCGTGTTATTGATGACTTCGTCGAACTCGGCCCGCTCGGGTTGAAACACCTGCGCTTCGGCCACCGTGTAACTCGCGAACGCTGTCGCGAACGAGTAGTCCTGCGCCTTGCCGACAAAGATCGGCGGCAACCGGAACGCTGCCCGCACCCGCTCTTCGCACCTCATGTCGTAGTTCTCGAACATCGAATCCTGCATGCGCTCGGACCCGAACCGCTCGACGGTGACCTTGACATTACCGGTCGAGTCAATCGACCCGCCCGTGCTGTGCACCTCGATGACGCCGCCCCGATGCAAGCTCGAACCTCGGCCTGACATGTACTGCTGCACCTGCTTGCGCACTTCGGCAGTCAGTTCGCCGCCTTGAATGAAGATCAGCGCCGGGGGTAACCCGCCCGAATTGAAAAAGTCGAGATTCAGTTCCTCGGCCTTTCTGCTGCCGAGTACCGACGGTATGTTGTTGATCCACCGGGGAATGCCGTAACTCGTGAAGGTGTCCTCGTGAATCGTGAAGTACAGCACCTCGGTCGCCCGGTCCTTGACGTCGACGATCTCGCCTTCACCCGCCCATTTGCCGGTGTTGCGGTCGAGTTCCCGGCTCGCACCGTATTCCTTGAAGTACACGATTTTCTTGCCCTGCACCTGCGCAAACCTGCGCTCACGCTTCCACATAAGCACGTCCATGTCGGACCCATCACGCCGCACGGTCTCTTCGACCGCGACTGCCTCATCGAGTTTGACGAGTCGCATCATGTCCGAGTCGACCCGCTTCAAAAACATCAGCGTACCGTCGATTGCTCGCAGCACCTCGATGAATCCGTAACCGGTCTTCTCAAGGTCGCGCCGGATATTGCGCCGCAGGGTTGTCATCGAGGTACGCGGGAACGGTTCATTGAACCACGCTGTCAGTCGCTCGATCTCTTCGTCTTCCTCGGGGTCTTCGTCTTCTGCGATGTCTTTTTTCTCGATTACCCACCCGGTGCCGTCGATGTTGACTTCCATCGCGGTGACCAATTGCCCGAGTGAGTTGTTGCGCTGCGTGAGCATCGACAGTTGTTCGGGTTGATACGGGGGACGCAGGACCATCGCCTGAGCGTCTTGTTTGCGGGGGTCGAAGTAGTAAGGCTCGAACGAGTCGTCCTTCGCGATATCGGTGCCCTGCAGAACTTCCTTATCGGCCTTGCTGACCTTGCCGCCTTTGATCAGGGTGAAGTGCGAGACCTTGTCGGCCTGAACCCCGAGTGCGTTGCCCACGGTCAGTGCTTTGTCAGCTTTATCTTCGCCGCCACCCTTCACGATTTTCACAGTCATGGGTCACCTGTCCAATCAATTGGACGAGACTATACAACCCCCGGTTCTCGTTTTTAACCGGTTTCTGTGTCAATTCGATCTGTTTTCAGGGTTTTTTCAGCAAAGTTTCGACTGCGCCCTGCAGATGCTGCACCTGATGATGCAGTGTTTTGATGTGATCCTTCAACGACTGTATGTACTCGTTCGACGACTCGATGCCCATCGGCCTGAACCCGAGATTCCACAGTTCCTGCATCACGTCCCGTGCTTCGTCGTAGTCGAGTGCCAGCGTCGCCGCCTCGTCGGGGGGTATGAACATGCCCTGCTCGTGTTCTTGTTCCTCGGCCTCTTTGAATTGCCGGGTCCGGGTCTTGCCGCTGATGGTCTCGCCGACATTGAACAAGTGCACCCGCTGATGCGTAATGCTTTTCTCAGCGAACCATCTCCACTTCGTGTTGTCGTTGAATTTCATCAGAAAAATATAAAGTAGATCAGAATCGCCCACAACGCTATGCAGATAGGAGCACTGAATATGCATCCCTGCCAGAATCGCAAATCAGGATTAACCGGACGAGAGGGTTCGTCATCCATGCGTTGAGTTCGTAGCTTGATTATTACATTGCCGCTTCGAGGTACGCGGCGGGAAGTCGGTCAGTGTCTTTGTCGTAGGTTCCCCATGCAGATAACTCAATCGCTCGGTATTTTCTAACTCTATTCCCGAGGTCAAGCATCTGTCGAGGTGATTTAGGCGGAGACTGGAAAACAGTCGTCGCGGTTTCCGCGAAGACTCGATTCTCGGACAAGATGACATGCTCGCTCACGAGCATCACCACTGCCATACATCCCATCCTCTCACACGACAAATTTATGAACATCGGCAAGGTTACATTCTCCGAGTTCTATGTCAACAGGAAAATCGAGTTGTGGGGTCCAGTCAAATTTGTCTAAGGGCAGGTTTTCCATCACTTGCTTGATCCGAATTGCCTGTTCCTCGACTTCGTCTTCCCTGACGTAAAACGACACCGCGTCATGTGTGAATCCGAACTGCCACAAGTCCGGGTAGGCTTTGTCGAGTTCTGCCATTGCCAGCAATCCCATGTCCGTGAGAGTCGCTTGTACGCCTGCGTTGATCGCCTGACGTTCCTGCCGTGACCGCACCTCGTTCGAGAATGAGTTGATCAACGGCACCCGTCGGATTCGTCCGAGGGGGGATTCGATGTATTTGTGCTTGTGCGCGAATTGCTTCGTCTCTTCGTGCCAGTCGAGCAGTCTACTGTAGAGACCGAAGAACGTCGCGATGAAGGTCCCGGCCTCGCGCAGGGTCAGCACCACGCCGTAGCTTTTGAGTGCGTAGTCGACGAACCCTTCCGCACCCATGCCGTAAATCAATCCGAAGTTGCCCGCCTTGCCACCCTGCCTGATCTTGCCGATCAGCGGATCGCCTGCCGCCATCATTTCCATCGCAAGCGCGAGTTCGATACCGTTCAACTGCGCCCCGGTTTTCAGGTGCATGTCGATGCCCTGCTTGTAGGTCTCGATCATCGTCGGTTCGTTTGCGATGCACGCCGTGATGCGCAACTCACCCTGTGAGAAGTCGACGTTCAGGATCACATAACCGGGAGGTGGCACATACACTCGCCGCAAGGGTTTCGCCCATATCGTGTGCTTCGGGATTGTCTGATATGCGGGTTCCTTGCAAGACGTTCGTCCGGTGCGCCCGCCCGAGTCAACGTCCTTCTGATCGTCGCCGTGGAACTTGCCCCTGAACAACATATAGCTCGGGTGGAATCGACCATCGCTGCGCACGTGCGTCATAAACCCGTCGATGTACGTCGACTTGATCTTCGAGCCTCGGGTATAGCTGATCATCGCCTTGATGAACGGACCCGCATCAGGGTGATCCTCGAACATCTGCAGGTGCTCCGCTGACATGCTCGGCATCTTCGTCTTGTCGGTCACCATGTGCGGATTGATGTTCAGACCCCGATATGAGAACAGGAAGTCGAACGCGATCTTCGGTCGGGTCGGTCGCAGGTCGTGCATGTACCGGTGCTTCAGGTACGTTGGCAGGCAGTCGATCATCGTCACAAGGTCGTCGTTCATCTGCTGCGAGACTTCCTCGTCGAGCCGGATGTACTCGTCTGGGTCGATGACCATGCCGCGCTGTTCCATCTTGCGCACCGCGTGCTGCGCCGGGTGCAGCAGTTCGGTGTAGAACCTGCGCAACCGTTTCTGCGGCATCAGGTTCTTGCGCAGGTGCAGCGCCACCCGTAGACCTGCGTCCGCATCTCCGCCCGCGTACTGTACAAGTTCAGGCTCGGGCACAAGGTCCATGCGCGATTTGTCGTACTTG